CGCCTTAGTCTCGTGGGCTCGGAGATGTGTATAAGAGACAGCGCCAAACCCGATACGTTTTTTCTCACGTATGTTTATATTATACATCGCAAACCGTCTGTTAAGCGGTTTAATTTGCTGTTTGGACTGTTCAAGAAATACCCGAATGACCTGTAAATGAAAAGCCGGGCTAATCCATGAGGCATAAGCTATGACCAGTTCCTTGCAGGCGTAGGTGCCGCCGTTACGGCCCCGAAAAACTTTAAGCGGTTTAAATAGCGATTTTTCGCTATTTTCAATTTCTGAAATTAAATCAATGGTTTGCTGAATAGCCAGAAAATATCTCGGCTGGTGTCGTTGTTCTCCACCGGATGCCTTGTGTAAATCATTGAGGGAATAAAGACCGTCGATTTGACGGATTTCGGACGTGCCGATAGTGAGTGCAGTCATGATGACCTCTTTTGTTTTTTGAGAGAGGCCGCCTACGATGCGGGCGGTCGGGCGCACTCTCGGCACAAAAGAAGCCGCGTATAGCTTTCCCCTTGCGGGTATTGTATGGCTATTCTCTACCCCGACCAGTGATGGGTAAAACTGCCTGCAAACAGGCATAAAAAAAGCCGCAAACTGACGGGGCGGAATGACCGCTTTTGTTTTAGAGAGACTTGTATTATACATCGCAAACCGTCCGTTATAAAGAGTTTTTATCCAAAAAATCCTTTAAATTCAGGGTTTTTAACGAGACCCTGAACTCGGTACAGTCACTTTCCAATTTGAGCGAGAAAATGTCTGAAAGCCTGTACTGCTGCTGTTATTTGCCCCACACGCAGCTTGGGTAATCCACTATGCTGCCTCTTGATCCGTGTCATTTTCTTCTTGCCATTTCCGGAAACCACTCATCCAGCACTTGACCAGTTCAGCGGCCATAATCGGGCATTCTGATTCTGGTTTTCCTTCGGACGCGGCCAGATAACCGGCCTGAAACATGGCTTCTTTGTCGCTGTCGAGAAATTCCGGCAATGTAGTGATTTCGCCGTTGATGACACCTCCATCGTCCATGCCTTCGCCGTCAGAATCCGGCTTGTATTCTTCACCCAGGTTCATTGCACGTTGGTCTGATTCGCCTCTGACTTCATCCATGCCGCCAGTAAATTCGCCAGAACCAGCAACCGTGACCAGAACCGCCTTTCCCTGTGCGCCGCACAGCCCCAGAAAATTCGGATGATTCTGATTGACTTTGATCACGGCCTTGGCACCATCCTTGATCGCGATGGAATCCAGTTCGCCATCAACCACCGTCTGGTTATTGCTTGCAATGATATGTACCGCCATTTTGACGTTGGTCTCGACCCGCTTTCTCAACCGATCGATCAGATCGTTCTGTCGGTTCTCTGACATCTTCGGCCAGGTATTCGGTAACAATTTGATTTCCTGTACCAGCGCGGACAGCAGGTCTTTTCCGACGGTTTCCGCCGTCATGTTCAATAATTTCTTTCTGTCGTTTTCCATTGATTTTTTACCTTTAAAAATGGTGGGCTACTCGCTGTATCCGAGGGATTCGATGGGTAATGTCCGGCATCCGCTTTCGCCCGTTTAATTAATCTTTCGGATTTCTGAGTGATTGATAAACCTTCCTGAGTTCATCCTGATGCTGTTCATTTGCCACATACCTGATCAGATCGGCGGCTTCATCAAGATCCTGTATGGATTTGGACTTAACCAGCATGTCGTTGACCTGTGCGAACGTGTAAACCGGTTCGTCAATCAGATTTGCTTGTTCCTGTGGGGCTTCTGGTATTTCCGGAGCGGGGGCGGGTGGTGGTGGCATAACTTCCCCAGTGTCCTGATCAATGACCTCTGCAGTCTGACTAGGACGGCGCAGTTCATCCGTCGTGAATGTATTGCCGTCAACCGTGAAAGAGTCGTTTGGATTGAGGTCGATAACGTCGTGCATTTCCTCTGCCGTTTGCAAGCCCATAGACAACTCTGGGGCGTATGCACGTGCCCACCAACTACCCGCCCGGTACATGAGCATTTGTTGCGGCATTGTTTTCCACTTGCTGCCGCTGCGTCCGTACCAACCTTCATCTTTGGCCAGCTTTATCGTGATGTCTGTTCCAACAAGTTTTTCGCCGGTTGCTTTTTCAATAGCCCATGCACGGCATCCCCAATCGTCTTTATCCTTCTCGCCGAAAAATTCGTAACGCAGTGCGGAAAAACGTCCGCATGTATTGACTGTCGAAATCAGGAATTGGGAAGACCATGTTGGGCGACCGTGGACAATGACGAGGTTTTGCATCACCATCAAAGGATCGGCGCCGACACGGTAAGCCATGTTCAACGCAATAACGCAATCTGCAATACTGTTCTGATAGTTTTTTGGCACAAGAGAGGACGCCGCCAGTAATCTTGCCGCTCTCTGGGCAAGTTCAAACCCCAGTGAGTCCGTCATGCCAACCGAATATTTTTCCTGAGGTGCTCGTAAAGCGGAAAGAGACGTGGTTTTTTCCTTGGTTTCCATTATTGAATCCTTAAAGTTTGAATTTGCATTGTTTGAAAATCGGGCAGAACTTTTCTGAGCAAAGCATCGACCGGGGGTTTCCGTAAAAAGAGCCGGAATGAATGATCTTTGAAGCCATTTCGAGCACACCATGGGTATCGCCATCACCGAGTAGCATTTCTCGGGTGCCAGAAATTTCTCCGGTTCCAATTCGCTGAGCCTTATCTGTTTTGCCGGTTTGAACACCGATGATTTCGGCTTTTTCCGTTATGCGCAGGCCGCTGGCGCACTCGGCCATCAGTTCATAAGCTCCGAGTTGATAGCCATGCGCGGAAGTGTTGACAACTCCAGACGCTGAAACGGCCGTTTTACCTGACTTGATATCAGTAATGCCGTAGCCGTTATCCGTTACTCGAAGCCGGTCAATCGTGCCGGTGAGCGTGATACCGAGGTCGGTAATTTCAAGACTGTCACACCGGATTTCAACAGCCACGTATTCGCGTACCGGAGAAATCTGTGTGCAATATTTCCGGTGCAGAGCAATGCCGATTTTTTCAGCTTCTGCCGGTTTTTCTTCATCCCATTGCACGTCAAATTCCGGCTTATAAATTGCATCGACCACAGCGGCAGCGGCTTCATCGACAGTCAAACCAGTATCATTAATACGGCTGACATCAAATGCAGCGGCACCAGCATGAATCGCTGTTCCGAGTTGCGTTGCGCCGGAGGCAGGCAAGCGTTTTCCGAGGATATGCTTTGCTTCCCACCGGGCAGGGCAGTCGAACAATTCGGGCAGGCTGGATGCGCGGATTGATATCATTTCGCGCACTCCTTCGCGTAATGAGCCTTGACGACCTGGCTGATTTTGATGAGCTGGTCTTCCCGTTCGATCCGGGCGTCATCCGTCCAGACATAAGCCAGAATCCCGCCGAATACGATGCCGGCGAAGAAAGCCAGAACCGTCATTCGGGAAGATGTACTCCGGAGAATGTATTCGTTCATTGCAAGCTCCCTGTTACAAAATTTTTCGCTGTTTGTGCTCGTCTTTTCGATTCTTCCGTGATGAGTTTGCAGAATTCGTCCCAACCATCGCGACTCAATGTATCGAACAAGACAAACCCGATCAGATCCGTTGCAATCATGATGGCAACATACGGAAAACCATCTATCTGTTCGGGAGAACCATATTTGTCGAGAATTTTTTCCACAATTTCGCATGACAGCTTTTTGGCGAGTTCATCCCTTTCATCCATTTCGGACATTCCAAAAGACCTCAATGACATTTTTTGCTCACAGACCCGGTTTGAGGCATGGAACCGGGAACCAGACCGGACGACGCGCTCGGCCGGTGTTAATCGTTGTTTTCGTAAATAGCACCTTTTCATTTTTAGTCATTCCATAATTCAAAGTGCTTTTCAGCAAGCAGAAGAGCCGCTTTATATTCTTCAGCGTGTTCGTTGTCGCCGTGTTCCGTATTAAGTTGATTCAAAAATTCATCTTTAGACCCAAAAAAACAGCCTGTACGAAGCATTAAGCCTTTGTCCGTAACACATGCGAAAAAATAATCTCGACGCGAACCAATTGGACCAATCTGAAAACATGGACGCGAGCCTTTTAATTTGATGTTATTGCCCAAATACGCACCGTTCAGGTTGGCACAGTGCAGGTTGGCATAACTGAGGTCAGTACGGCTCAGGTTGGCACCGCGCAGGTCAGCATAACTGAGGTCAGCGCCGCGCAGGTTGGCATAACGGAGGTCGGCATAACGCAGAATGGCACCGTGCAGATCACAACCCCTCAGGTAGGCACCGTTCAGGTCGGCATAACTGAGGTCAGCAAAGGATTTTACAGCTGCTTCTACAGTCAGTTTATTGCTGTTGTTTTCACACTCAAACTCAAAAAGCGTTCGTCTCAAAAGACATGATTTGATTTGTATTTTCATTTTTTTTGCATCTCCTGTCTGCATATCTGATCGGTGATGTGGTCGCGCAAAGTATCTATTTCAGCGGCTTCAGATTTGAGATTCTCAACCTGAGTAAAAAGTATTTTCTTTTGCCGCAGTGTTGATGCCCTCGAAAGTTTGTGACATTTCATGTCCCGCAATTCGCGTCGCAAAATGGCAAGCTGTTCTTCGGTCAGATTGATTGTGTATGTCCTCATTGCCAGACCTCCGGGACAGGATCATCACAGAACTTCTTGATTGCAAAGCGGATGTTTTCGACCGCCTGGCCAAGTGCCATAAATCTCCAGTAACCGCTGGCAATCAAACGGATGGCGTCACCCATGAGCGCATAATCGGCGATGGCGATGCCCTTCAAAAGATCGTCACGTTCTTCGGAGAGGTTCATTGACTCTGCAATCTCTACGTTGCCAAGAATGTCCGAAACCGCAAGGCTGATGTTGTCCGGATCTCTATCGTCAAATTCCGGAGTGCAGAGCAACTGCAGTTGCTCTTCGTCTATGAGTTCATCGACAGAATCGTCATAACGCGGATCGTTCGGATGTCCCAAACATGGGCCCCATGTATCCGGATCGCCGAAACCTGCATTGACTCTCATGTCAGTCTCCTCAGGCGGCAATCGCTTCGTCATTCATCGGCGAATACATCGCCAATGTCTTTGAAAACTGCGCAGGGGCGAGGCTGATACTTCTTGCTTCTTTTCCGATTATTCTGTCGACATACTCGCAAAGATATTCACTGTAAATCTTGCTTGCCAAACCGTTCCGAACATGAAATTTGATATCCGGAAACGATTCTTTCAGTACGCGACGAATGATCTTTGCGGTATCGGTTGTTGAGATGTATTCTGTTTTCATTTTCTCGCTCCTGTTTGGTTTGTTGGTTTTTGAAAGTGTTTGTAAATCTATTTGTAATTATTATACAAAATATTTTGTAGAAATGAAATAAATTTACAAAAAATTTTGTAAAAAATTGATCTACGCAAACATTTCGCGGACGATGAGAGCAAAAAAAAACCGCCAGACGGCGGAAGGGGGGAATCAAAAAGCCCCCGGAATCGGGGGCTTGTGGGAGGACGATAAAGTTATTTATCAGGAAGTCATCATCTCAACGCGTTTTGCCAGTTCTGCGAACGTCTCAGAAAAGTTATCACGGCTTTTTTTCATTGTATTTTCTGCATGACCAAAGACACCGCCCGTGTTTTTGATGTCATCATCAGTTAAAGCAAAAATCGGCTTTGATAACTGCTGACTAATAGCAATAAGAGAATTGAAATCAGATATCTGAGCAAGATCATATTTTTGTAAGTCACTTCCTGCTAATGCAGCTTCGATCTTTTCTTCCTCAATCACGCAATTTATTTTTCTCAGCGAAGGAACCAGTTTTTGATTGATCGTTTGGCGTATCGTATCAATCCATTTCTGGAATGACTGTGCTGGTTTATCGTTTCGTGGACGGTACCGTTGCTGAATAGCACCAAGGAATTTTGGCTTGTTCCGAATTGGAAAATTTCTTGGATTAAAGTCGTTACTGGCTATGAATCGGTTTATTTCACCATGCCATTGAGTAATATTCTTTTCCAGAGACAAAATAGCCTGTACACAAAAATAGTCTGGAGATGTCGGAATGATAAAGTAATCACTGGACATCAACACTACTTCGTTCAGACCGCCAACATTGGGGCTGAGATCGTAAATAACATAATCTGCATCAATACTATCAGCCACTTTCGACATGTAAAGATGAAAGTTTCCCGGAAGATTCTTCAACATCGGAATGCCGGTAGCAATCTTAAGCGCGATGGAAAGTTGTTGTTCAAGTTCGGTTATTCGAAGATTGCCCGCAAGAAGATGCAAATTATCGTGATTCGTATTGGTCACACGCGTTTTTTCAGCATTTGCCATGAAGTAATCTGGAGGCGTGCCTCCAATCAGTGCTTCCGATATTCTTTCCATTGTCAGATTTTCTCTGTTTTTGAAGAATTCATCGAATCTGTCTTCATCAACTGCAATATTACCAAGAACAATACCTGTAAGATTACATTGAGCATCCATATCAACGATAAGCACTTTATGACCCCGATCGGACAATCCCCACCCCAGATTAAAAGTGGTAGTCGTTTTGCTGACCCCACCTTTATGATTGAACATGCTGATATGTTTTGCCATTTTTAACCTCTACCAGAATGGAATTGAGCTTTCAAAGCCTCCTGCAAGACCTGCGAAAAATTGATATTGTGTTCAGTTGCCATAGCATTCAACCATGCCGGAAGCGTGACGGTACGGCTTACAGAGCGGGTCATTTGAGCCTGACGGACAGACGGCATATAGACATCGATCAGAACCGCTCTCTGGTTACCAGCGACTTGCATGGCATTCAGGACTGACGGTGCAGGGATGGGTTCCTTGTCTTCTTCCAGCCCATACAGAACACAACCCAGCAATTCTCTGGCTGACAGGAGTGCATCCGTTTCATCCTCACCGCTTGTTGCAACATCCAGGTCGGGAAAAAGAACGGAAATTTCCTTGCCATCCTCATACGTAAAAATGGCCGGATAAAAATAACGTTCGGTTTTTTTCATGATATTCCCTCAATAATTATCGGAATTTCAACCCGGATTGCCGCTCGATACTTTTCAATGTCTCGAGCGGAATGTCCTTGTCCGGGTGTTTGACTGTCGTGCGACCTTTCTTTTCCGGATGCCGGAACTGGTGGTGACTGCCTACCGTATTGACCTTGTACCAACCATCAGCAAGCAGTATCCGGATAACCTCCTTTGACGAATAACTTTTCATAGTCGCCTTTCTTCTTTTTCTGTTATTATAACACATATTTTTATATGTGTTAACAATTATTCGTTTTCTCCTGTTATTCCCGCCTTCTCCAACCGGTCCGCAATGGCGGTCATGGCTCTTTCTTCCAGTCCTGCATGGCGGTTATTATTGACGGCGCTACCACGAAATAATTTTTTGACTTCTTTAATGTGATTGACGGCTGTTTTTTCAGATATCGCATGTTTTTTCGCCAGTTCATTAATGCTGATATGCCGACAATATGGTAAAAACCGCATAATGTAGTCCATGCGCATCGATGTTGTCGTCTGGCAGCGCGGCAAAACGTTGTTCCTGACATGGACGGAAAGTCCGCCCATCGCTTTTACCCACACTCTGCTGCCAATCGGCTCGTATCTGGCAATGATATAGTTGCTTTCGATAGGTTTCAGTAGAGACACTTCCTGTTTGATCATTCCGGCTTGTGCCGCACCTTCAAGCCCGCCAAGACCTCTGCCTCCTTTTGACTGAAAAATAGCCCGGGACATCGGTGAGCGCGGATATTGCTGATGCGAAAAATTGAACGCGAATATCAATGCCTCCTGAGCATTTTTAAACGGCGGGTCAATATGAGCGGATGACAATTTCAATTCGTGCTCCTTTTTCATCCGGAATGCCGCGAGAAGCGTGGATTGAGCGGATATTCCGGTCATTATCGAATACGGTGTTCTGCAGCGCGTCGAACATGACTTTCTGTGCATTGTCCAGGTCTATACATTTCACGGTATCGTCCCAGTGAACGGGATCTTTCTTCATGCGTTTTTCCCAGTCCTTCGGACGATGTGGAAACAGCGTGTACTGAACGGCGATTCTGCCGGAAAGCAGGGAACGGATGCCGGCAGCCATTGCAATCTGTCTGACCGTGTGTTTGTATTTCGCGGCATCTTTGCTGACCACCACCCGACCCTTGAAGTTTTTCCAGTAGCGATTGGCCGAAATCGGATACGGGAGTGTCAAATAAATCATTCCAGATTTCTCCTTTGTTCAAAGAAATACCAGTCCGGAAGACCGACTTCTTTCAAAAGCTGTTTCGGCGATTTATCAAGAACCGTTGCCGCATTTAAAAATATCCGATGTGAAATTTTGTATTTCCCGTTTCTGATATTCGAAATAACGCTCGAATCAGTGCCCAATAATCCAGCCATCGCGCTGAACGATTTACATCCCAACCGATTACACAACTTTTGCAGTATTGAGAATTGGTCTATCTCTTTCATGTCTCTGGTCTCCTTTCAATCTTGCCGGTTATTTTTATCGGTAATTTGCATTCAAAATTCCTGTTAAAGCATTTCCCCAAAAAACGAAACGTAAAGAACACAACAAAAGATATGTCTATAATCCAGTCTGGGAACCAATTACGTTCTACAATTCTCGGGTAGTCTTTCAAGTTGCAATAAACCGGGGCAATAAAACAAAACATTCCGTAGTGCGTAAAATTTTCCTGAATTTCCTGCTCTGTCAGTCTGTTAAAAATAGCCATTGCATCCTTTCGCTCTGAATAGCCACTCATCCATTTCTTCACGGCGGAACCGGACCGGCGCCGTGCCGGTCTCGGGCGCCAAAGCCCGATGATGCGCACTCTCCGCCTTCCGGTGTTTGCGGATAGCAGACACCGCAACCCGGACCGGCTTCGGTTCATCCCGTTCAAAACCGACGCCCCATATCCGCACCATCGTCGTATCCAGCACATGCCAGCCCGCGACACGCACACCGCGCCCCTCGACCAGCATCTCGTTGATACGGTTGCGGATCGTATCGTTCGACAAACCCAATTCAAAGGCCAGTTCGGAAACCGTCATCTGGCAACGTGAGAGAGCGGCTTCGATCATGTCTTTCTGTCCATTGATCCGGCGGGTACGCTCGACGTCGCACTTCACAAACCTCTCAATCCTGTTTTTCAAATTGCCTCCTGTTTCATTTTGTTATTCCTGATCATTCTTTTAATGCCGGCAAGATGAGCCTTTGCAACATCAATATTCGTTTCAGATTTTCCAGGCGCCGGAAGAGCTTGAACCGGCAATGGAATCTCCGGCAAATCATTCTCTTTCGCCAGTTTTTCAACCAGAATCCGGCTCCAGCGATTTTTGGCAACCGGCCAGGACATTGATCTCAGGTCATAAAAACCGAACTCCACAGCGGTCCAGTAAAGCGCCTTGCTCGACCACTTGTCCTTACCGAATTGTCGCTTGCTGACCTGCTCCTGAGCCTCGGCAAAAGATTTTTCGAAGTCAGGCGAAGGCCTGCACAAAACCAGAAACTCGGGTAACGTCGGAGGCCACGGCTTAGTTCTGCAAGCCAATAACCCGGCCTTGACTTCCCTCACGGTAAACCCGGACAGGGCTTTTCCCCACGTGGTTTTTACAACGGAAAGATCCGTACCTTTCCACATTTGCGCAAACCGCGCGCCATACAATGCCTCGAACTGAGCAAAAAGCGCTTCGACATTAGCCAATGACGCGGGCTTGCGCATCGATGGTTCGGGAGTCGTTTGCCCGTCGTGTTCGTCCTGTGAGTTCGTCAAGTATTCGCTGATTTTCCGCATCTCGCGTTTCCTTCGGTTTGATCTCGGTTTCTCCAAAATTTTCCGCTTCGCGCACCCATCCCTCAAGAATGGCAATCACGTAATTGGCCGGTATCTGTTCGTTCGGCTTTCGGTCACGAGCAAGCTGGCAAGCGGCGGAAACGGTACTGATCCGTATCCGATGATCGGCCAGGGCCATGATCTTCGGATTTTGCGGATTGCACTGGATTCCGTGCTTTCGCAAAACCGACGAGATATCACTGGGTTTCTCGACAAACGCATCCGGGTTATGCGTTGGGTTTCCGTTGGGTTTTTCCGTCGCGCTTTCTTTGCCCCCGAACGATAGTGAGGGGGTTTCTTTAATGGTTACTGGGGACTGGTTAGGGTTTTTCGTGGGTTTTTCGTGGGTTTCGGTTGGGTTTTTCGTGGGTTTCGGTTGGGTTACCGTTGGGTTTTCTGTGGGTTTCTGTCCGGTTTCGTCTGGGTTATCAATAACCCTTTTGGGACGACCGCCTTTTCCTCCGTTTTCCCGATTGGCTCGGGCTTTGTTTTGATAGTCGGCGATTTCTTCTTCTGCCCGTTGGTTTTTCCAGATACCGCCATCCAAATAAAAAAATTCTTCCAGTACGATATCGACGGCATTGCGTTCAGCCTTGCTATGTGCCCGGGCCAGACGGTACTTTCTGTCATCCGGTATCCCCTCTTCGGTAACATAGTAACGATCCAACAGGATCGTATAAACTCCATGTTCCAAAAGAGACAGATGAGCTGTGTCCCTTGTGTAATCCCCCAAGTGTCTTTCGTAGTAATTCATCTCTCGCGTCTATTTCAATGAGATAGTACAAAATACCTTTCTGGTAATTGCCATCAGTTCCTGTAACGTCTGGTGCATGTCGAACACGATCTGATTTAATCTGTACCACTCTTTACTGTCCACGTATCCGTCCGCCGTCGATTGCTGATACTCGCGGGAGAGATCACCGAGACGGGTGTTCAGATGCAAAAACTTTTCGAAAAGCTCTTCATTTCCGATGTTTTCGAGTTCCGGCAATTTGACAAACGTGCCGCCGGCATCGACAGCAGCGGCTTCAGCAAAACGGGTCGTTCCGGAATTGATCTGTATCTGGCGGGCCAGCTCAACCGTCATCGTCATGCCTTTGCGTTCATAAACACGGTTTTCCAGTGACGATTGAGTGGTTCCGAGAGCAGCGGCCATAGCAGGCCATCCCCCAGAAAATGCTTTGATCATGTCTTGATATGCTTTGCGGTATTCCATCAAAATGCCTTTGGTTGTGTGGTTATGGTCCTAACACCGAATCAGTAGTATTCGGATATAAATCAGGTCTGAGTTCATTACGGGAGACACCGGTATTTTCTTCAATCAGAAGCACGTATTCGGCAGGTGTTTTTTTCTTGATAAGCCAATACGAGATACGTTGCTGGCTTACACCGATGCGGTTACCGAGTTTTTCTTGAGACCCAGCAATAGAAATGGCTTTTTTTAGAGCAGTCATAGCAACAATAATCTACAAATATATTTGTATTTTATAACAAAATAACTTGCAAGTAAACAACAAAATATTTTGTATAATTCGAAAATGGATACTTATGCACAACGCCTGAAATGGGCAATGAATCAACACAAGCCGCCAATGAATCAATCTGACCTTGCGCGGGCCATATCAATGCATATCAATATAGACATAAGTCCTCAGTCTATACAACATCTATGCGACATAAAAAAAAATGCAAAAGGGAGTAATCATAATTCGATAATTGCGGAGGTTCTTTCAGTTAACCCTTTATGGCTTGCATACAACATCGGCGAACCTTTTTTTAAAAAAGAGAAAAGTACAGTTTGGCCCTTTTCAATCACAGCTGAGCAATATCAATCCCTGGAACAAGATTTCCGGAAAAGGGTTGATCGTTATGTGACAGCCGCTTACGAATTCCAAAGGGCAGAATCTGAGTTGTTCCCCATCGGAGATGTTGGTAATGCCAAAAAAACCAAAACAGGAACAGAAGGCGTGTTCGGAAAGTAAAGAACGTTTATTTTGTTACGTTCGAAAATTGAACATAAAAAAGTAGCCATTTTTTGCATAATCAAAAATGGCTACTTTTAAATATTGAGAGTCACAACAAATTATATAAAGTACTGTTTTTATAAGTCTTCGCCATTTGCATGGTTGTATTCGTTATCGTAAAAAATTGATATATAATATTTCCCATAATAGTCAGGCATTATCATAAACCAAACAGGTCTTTTTGAATAAATTTCCATTGCGTATTCCCCAGAGAGTTTGTTAATCTCAGACAGGATTTCTTCCGTGGGATTTGTTAATTGTTCCTCAGTATATTTAGACAATAAGACGGACCGTAATTTTCCTTCGATGTCAACAACGTCTGTTACTTCTGGACGTTGAAAAAAAACAGCTTCATAACGTTTCTTACGAACTGTTATTTCATAAGAGATGCGTTCATCTTCGGGTATTGTGTAATCGTGCAAAGATATGTATTTCGGATTATCGGCAAATTGTTTATAAAGTCTATTAAACCTTATTTGAATGTCACGTTCATCAACACCAACAGCATCAGCTACCATAATACGGTAAACTTTATTATTGTTAGTGCCTATAAAAACATTAACCTTCGTACCATTAAATTCTCCGATTAAAGAGCCTGTTGCTGAGTCATACCGATAACCTTTTTCTTTCAGTTTTCGTACCATTTCAGTCTTGCTTCCATCAACAGGAATTCCAAGAAATCGGGTAACATTCTGTTGCGCATGTGCAATTGTTGAAAACATAAGCAACATTGTAATTGATAGTAATCTTTTCATATCAAGTTTTTGCCTCCACCGTTGCCATGAGAACCTTTACTAAATCACGAAACAATGTATGGCTGATTTTAATGCACTCGAAAAACTGCCACAATCAGAAAAGAAAAAAATGAACATTGTGGCCTAAAAAATAATTGACCATTACCGTTTTTGCCGATAATATAGTGATCAGCTAACTATACGTAGAAATGCCTCCAGAGAAATCCGGAGGCATTTTTTTATGGTTTCCATCAAAAAAATGCGGGTGATGGTCAGGTGAACGCCAACGTTTGTTGAAGGTTCGATTCATTCAACCCGCTCTGATATCAAGGCTTTTGACAAATTCTACGAAGCAGCTATCCAGACGAAGCACCAGCTCAACATTATCAATAACAGCACAGGCCGTAATGGTCATGTCCCAGTTGGCATTGAAAGCGCTCGAAAATGGCAAGAAAGAAAATACCGATTGATTTAGCAAAAGTCGAACAGCTTGCTTCGATTTGCGGAACCCAGGAAGAAATTGCGTCAGCCCTTGGAATCAGCGTGGATACGCTCTCCCGCAGAACAAAAGATTCCGCGGATTTTGCGGAAGTATTTAGAAGAGGAAAATTAAAAGGCAATCTTCATGCCAAAAGCAAGCTCAGGGCAGCTATTAACAAGGGAGAAGCATGGGCCATAAAACTCTATCTCGCTACCCAATGCGAAGGATGGAGTGAAAAAAGCCAACTCGAACTTACCGGAAAAAATGGCGGTCCAATAGAAACAAAAGAAAACAAAGAACTGACAGGAGCGGAATTGAAGGCCGAACTCGCAAGACGAGGACTGCCGACAGATATCCTTGAGGAATAATATGCTTGCAACCGCCGATCTGATAGAGATGCGGGCGGTGGAGCAAGCCCGGAAATCATTCTGGGCTTACCGGCAATACATGAACCCAAAGCTCAAAAAAGGATGGTGGCAACGGGAAATTGCTCGGGAATGCCAGGCTTTTACTGAAGAATTGTTTGCTGGAAAACGGCCAATTTTGGTCATTGAAGCGCCGCCTCAGCACGGTAAATCATTCATTGTGATTGATCTGATCTCGTGGATAGCCGGACACAATCCAGATCTACCGACTATCTACACGTCATTTTCTGAACGTCTTGGAGTCCGGGCAAACCTCCGTTTGCAACGAATTTTCGATAATCCAAAATATCGTAAAGTTTTTCCGGACACGCAAATACCGCAACGTGGTGCATTAAATCCGGAATATGAACGGAACAGGGAAAAACTCGACTATGTGGGACACGAGGGATCATTTCGCAATACCACCGTACTCGGTTCAATTACTGGCGAAGGCCTCGGACTTGGCATCATTGACGACCCGATGAAAGGACGCGAGGCAGCAAACAGCGAAAATACTCGCAATAAAACGTGGGAATGGTTTACTGACGATTTCTTCACCCGGTTTTCTGATGATGCAGGGATGTTGGCGATCCTTACGCGCTGGCATATTGATGATCCGATTGGGCGGTTGAAAACCAACGAGGATTTCGGGCATCGTGTTAAATCCCTGTCGTACAAGGCAATTGCGACGGTAGATGAGCCACATCGAAAGGCTGGAGAAGCACTTTTTCCAGAACACAAGAGCCTTGATTTCCTGCTGCTTCGTAAATCTCTGCTTTCAACCGCATCCTGGGAATCGCTCTACCAGCAGAACCCGATTGTAGTAGGCGGCGAAGTCATCAAGGTCGAATGGTTCAGGAGTTACCGGACATTGCCGATCCTGAAAGAACGCCGGATATACGCCGACACTGCCATGAAGAAAGGCGAACACAACGATTACAGCGTATTCGAATGTTGGGGCAAAAACGACACCGGCATTTACCTTGTTGATGCAATACGCGGCAAATGGGAGGCTCCGGAACTCGAACGTCAGGCGATTGCATTCTGGCACAAGATGAATGCCTTGAACCGTTCCGAATACGGGCCATTGAATGCCATGAAAGTCGAAGACAAGGCATCAGGGACCGGGCTGATACAGGGAATAAAACACCGGACATCCATACCGATCATCGGAATACAGCGTGACACGGACCGGTATTCCCGCTATTCGGCAGGACTCGGATATCTTGAAAGCGGACGTGTATTCGTTCCGGAAACCCATCCCTTCACCTCAACACTTTTGACCGAGGCAGAACGATATCAGCCGGATGATTCGCATGAACACGACGATACGCTGGATCCCATGTTCGACGCGATTAACGATTTTTTCGGAGGAAAAACAACCGTATGGGACGTATTGTACTGAACGATGGACTGATGAGTTTGCACACCAGACTCGGCCAGAAATCAGAAGCCAGAAAGTACGGACAGGCAAAGACGCTCTCTCCCAGTTACCTCTGGAACCTGTACAAATCGAGCTGGATTGTCAAAAAGTATATTGACAAGAGAACGCAGGACATGACCAAACGTTGGCGGGAAATCCAGTCTAACGAATTTGATGCGGACGAACTGGCACAGTTCACGAAAATTGAGCAGGAACTCAAAGTAAAAGACATCGCAGAAGAAGCGTTGATGTGGGCGTCCCTGTTCGGTGATGTCCTTGTTCTCGCGGTTACTGATATAGCGGAAGAGAAATATAAAGACGAACTGAATGTCAATACCGAAAAAATCAGGAAATTTGTCGTAATAGACCGGAGAGCGTTCACGCTCGGAGATATTGAAGACGACATTACATCGGACAACTTCGGCAACCCGAAAACATACAATATCAACGGAAAACTTGATGTTCACCATTCCCGTGTTCACCGGATACGGGCGGGGAAATTGCCGTTATCCGAAAAGTCGCGTTCGAGATATGGCGTCTCGGACATCAATTCGATGTACGAAGCCATAAAACAGTTCGACTGTATCTGCACCAGTATCAGTGACCTGATCGAAGAGAGCAACGTTGACGTGCTCAAAGTCGATGGCATGAACAACCAGGTTTCAGCAGGAAAAGAAAACGAAGTCCTCGAATACGCGATGGTGGCAAAAAAAGTCAAATCGTCCACCAACATGCTTCTGATCGACAAGAACGATGATTACGACCAGAAACAGGCAAATTTCAGCGGATTATCCGATCTTCAAGTCAAGCAGGGAAATGTCGTGGCAGGTGCGACGGATACGCCGATCACTGTCATGTTCGGGCAATCCGCCAGTGGATTCAACTCAGGCGAAGAAGACAACAAAAATTATTACGACTCCATCGGATCAGCGCAGGAATCCCGACTTCGGCCACTGCTTGATTTCGTGGATGTCTTCATCTTCGACAAAATGGGAAAAAAACCGCTGGACTGGTGGTACGAATTCCCGACCATCGACACGATGAACAAAAAGGACCAGGCGTCCATTTTCTCAGCTTACTGCACTGGATTGGCGTCGCTGATTCAATCGGGAATCATCACAGAAATGCAAGCCCTGAAAGAACTCAAACAGAAAGCCGTTTTCGAGAATATCACGGACGAAGATATCCGGAACGCATTATTGCTCAATGGAACTGGCCAAACTACTGGAACGGGACAGGAAGACGATCCGACGCAATCGCTTATTAAAGCCTACCAGACTCAGCAAGCGGTCCGAGGTCTGGTATAGAGACGCGCTGCTGGACTTCATCAGATCGATGAAGGAAACGGCAATCGCATCGTTTTCGACAACCACACTGAACGATGCCACGCCGGAAGACATCGACCGGAAAATCGAACAATCCGGACTGCTCGATGAGCTGATCAGAAAACTGCAGGCAATGGCGACCGGATCGTTTGCCGTCAACATGGCGACAGGTGTGGTCAGCCGTGCCAACGAACAGAACAAAAGTTCGATCGTTTCATCCCTGAAACAGGCATTCCGGATCGATGTTACCAATTTGCTGAACAACAACGTTGTCAGGAAGACATTAGAACTGGCCATCGTCGAAAACGTCAACCTGATCGAATCCATCAAGACGGATTTCATCAGCGAATTAGGCGACGTACTCCGTCAGGCAATTACCGAAGGTAAAAGGCATACGGACCTGATCGCGCTGATCAGGGATCGCGGAAATGTCAGCGAAAGCCGTGCCAGGCTGATTGCACGTGACCAGACCGCGAAAATCAATTCCCAACTGACACAGGAAAGACACGTCTCGCTCGGAATCGAGCTGTATATCTGGGGAGGCGTAGGCGATGAACGGGAACGGGACTCGCACAATGCCATGAACGGAAAGCTGTGCCGCTACGATGATCCGACCGTATATTCGGATGACGGTGGCAAGACCTGGAAAAAACGCAAAAGCATAGGCGGCATAGAAAAGCACCCTGGAGAGGATTACCAGTGCCGGTGCGTCGCCATCCCTTATGTACTGATCGAAGAATGAGACTGACAGACAGAAACACGGAAAACATCCGGTTTGCCCTGACCGAACAGGGATACCTGATGAAACGCTGCCATATCGCCCGAACCGGGCCGATGGATTACGAAGGCAGCGAAATAGGACGAAAACCCGGAAAGATGTACGCCGTCGAAACAACGGCGGGAGAACTGTTCAATCCGGAAACGATCCGGTCATACGAAAACATGCCTGTATCCCTGCTGCACCCGGAGGGGCTTGTCGTTGACTCGAAAAACTGGAAGGACGTTGCGATTGGACACCTGTCCAATGTTGCCCCGAATCCGGATGGCATCCATCTTGACGCAGATGTCCTGATAAACGATGCCAGCGCTATCGAAATGGCCGACAAGGACAATATCCGACAGCTTTCATGCGGTCAGGATGCCGATATCGTCGAAGGACCGGACGGGAAACTGTACAAACGAAAAATCAGGGGAAACCATGTTGCGGTAGTGCCGAGCGCCCGCGCTGGAGTTGAACACAGGCTCGGAGACGAAAGGAAAAACATGTCAGGCAAACACAAAACGCTGATAGACAGCCTGAGAAAAGTATTCGGGCTGTCACACAAACTGAAACTGAATGACGAAGAAGTGCCGACAGAGGACAAGGAGGCTCTGGAACAGGCGCTTGCCGAATTACAGGCAGCACTGGAAGCCATGCCGGAAGATGCCCTGCCGGAAGAGATCGAAGCCATGAAAGCGCAAATCGCCGAATTGCAGGCCAAGCTGGATTCGCTGACTGCAGGAGGAACCGCGACAGGAGATGAGAATCCCGGCACGACGGAAATCGACGCACTGAAAAAACAGATTGCCGATCTGACTGCCGAAAACGAAGCGCTCCGGAAAGAAAACGAAGAACTCAAGGCACAGAAAGACAAGGAAGCGGCACTGGCCGATGCCAATGCCCGTTTCCCGAAAACCAAAATCGGAGACGCGAAAACGGCACGAGACGTTTATATGGCTGTTCTGTCTGACAGCAAGGCATTCGTCCCCGATCAGATGAAACAGATGAGCGATACCGAAATCCGGGCCGCCTATGCCGGTCTGTGCGCTTCACGGGCAGCGGAAAAAGCGGCTTCCGGGATAGGAAAAAAACTTCTGGGAGATTCCAGACCGCAAATCAACATGACCCAAAAATTCGGAGGTAAAAAATAATGGCCGTCAATGAATTTCTAGAAAAACGCTCTTTCGCCGGTCAGGTGGCCCGAGCAGGCGAAAGCGGTATTGTCACCGTGTCCTACATTAATCAGGACACCACACCGATTGACGGAGGCTTATTTGTCGCCCGTGCCGATGACGGATGCAAAAAAATTACAGCGGCCTCAGACATGATTCTGGGCGTGACCGTCGTCATGGGAATACATCACGAATTCGAACCCAAAAAAAATCTGTCCGTTTTCAAAATTCCGCACGGCTCCGAAATATGGGTTCAAATGACCGATGACAGTACCCTTGCCGAAGGTGATGCTGTCAAGATCGTGGCAACCGGTGATGATGCCGGGAAGATCAGCCATAGTGGAACAATCGATACGCCATTTTACGTGACGGGACTCAACGGGACACTGGCAAAGATCATGCGCGACGAAGTTGTCGCAATGACTGCGGCCAGTGACGAATCCGGATCTTAAGGGGGAAACACAATATGGAAGAAATGGAAATCCAGGATTTGCTGGAACAGACGGCAACCGATTTCAACAACACCTTCGAGGAAAAGGAATATCCGGATATCAATCTGGGGCAATTCCTGACCATCAAGCAGGAAGGCACACGGGAATCCGAAAAGAAAGCGTATGGCGAGATTGATGGAACACAGGATCTCGACAATGGCCTGATCGATGAAAACACCACGTCGCTCGAAACAGAAGACGTGAACATCAATGCCAAAAAAATGGCTTATATCGACTGGGCAAAAGCAGTTGTTTATACCGAACTGGCTGTCATACGTGCGAATAAGCACGGCATCAAACTCGATACCGCCAAGCTGGAAAATCTGCGTGGCGTCGCACTGCGGACAATCCAGAAAACGGTACTCGCCGGTCACGCCATACGGAAAGACGTTACTGGCATGATCAACAATAGCAGCGTCAATACGTTTGATCTGACCGGCAGTTCCTACAAGGCACTCGGAGAAATGACCGGGCCTGAAGCCCGGCAATTCATGTTGAACATTGTCCGGTACGCCTATGAAGGCAGTGGTCAGATCGTCATGCCGAATACCATTGCCATCGACAGCGCCGATTTGATGTATCTGTCCGGCTTGTACGACAATGCCCTGACCAACGGTCAAGCCAATATCAATGCCTTGACAGCAATTCGCCAGTCACTGAATGAATATGCCGGAATCAATGTCGAAATTCTCGGCATCCCGATGGACTTCGCCAAAGGAAAAGGAAAGAGCAAGGGTAACCGTGCGATTGTTTACCTGAACGACGCCTCAACGGTTTACACCGATTGGGCGCTAGCACCATCAGCGGGTCAACCTTATCAAAGAAGTTCCGTTTCGTGGGAAATTCCGGTACAGGCGCAATTTACCGGAGCGATCATCAGCCAGCTCGACCGGTACTTCTACGTAGATTACAAATCGAACGTTCCGGGTGTTCCGGCTGTTACAAAAGCATGAACACGGCAATCAGTACAGAAGGGTTCCTGAACCGGTATCCGGAATTTTCCGGAACCGATCAGGACAGAATCGGGGCCATGCTGGATGACGCCACAAGCGAAATCGGAAAGCGTGTCTGGGGCAGTCTGTACGAACGGGGTGTCTATGCCCTGGCAGCCCATTTCCTTTACTCAGGCGGAATGGCAAGTCAGGACGAAAACGCTGAGTCGGCTGGCATTCCTTTGCGTTCGGTTGCCGGACAATCGGCAGGCGGTCTTTCGGAATCGTTCACGACCGCAAGCAGCAGTTCGACGGAAGATGACGCATCCCTGTTCGATACAAGCCGCTACGGACAGGAATATGTCCGGCTGCGGAAACTGACGAGACGGCATATTCTGGTCACACGATGAACGAAGAACTCAAACGGCTTGAAATGCTGATGAAAGAAGTCGGCACTTCACATGCCGAAATCGGAGTGTTGGGCGGAACGCATACCGACAAAGAGTCCGGAAAAACGTTCGACATGGCCGATCTGGCAATCGTCCACGAGTTCGGAAGAGATGACGGGCATATTCAGGAACGGTCGTTTTTGCGTTCGTCCCTCGAGGAAAACAAAAAGACTTACAAAAAGCAACTCGCATTTTTCCTGAGGCAGGCATTTCGTGGAGAGATCAGCTATTCGGACGTGCTGGAAAAACTGGGGGCGGTTGCCGCAGGAGGGGCACAGAAAAAAATACTGGATGGTCCTTTCAAACCACTCAAGGAAGCCACCATCAAGCGCAAGGGATCGTCCAAGCCACTGATCGATACCGGCCAACTGCTGCAATCCATAACGTGGGATGTAAAACATGATTGACATGAGAAACGTCATCCTCCGGATGGGGCGAATAAGAGACTTCGAGCGGTCTGAATCGGTCTTCGGCGAAGATGGACAGGCTCACGAAAGCACAATGCCTTTCAAGGCGATAGCCATTGTCCAGCCGGCAGGAAAAGACGATCTGGAACTGCTTGAAGAAGGCCAAAGATATTTCCCGACACTGCTTATTCACATCATTCACTCTCTGACAGTAGGAGATTACCTGAATTATCAGGGACATCGATGGAGAGTGGTCAATGCACAGGACTGGTCAGAACATGGATTCCACCGTTGTATTGCGATTCGACTTGCAGGGACTGAAACGGGTCATGGCGACGGTTTTACAGTTGCCTGACGAACGTATTGTTCTGAACAATCAACAGGCATTTGTCGGAAAAGATTCCTTCATCATGATCAAGGTATTGACTTCCCAAACCCTCGGAAGCGATTACCGTTTTGACGGAAATGAAGAACGGGAAATCATCACGGACAGTGTGGAAACCACCGTATCGGTCAATGCATACGGAAGAAACGCCAATGACCTGCTCGGAAAACTCGTTGCATTGCTCAAGACAAGCCGTGCCATGTCGGAACTCAGGAAAGCAAAGATGGCAATCCCCCGCGTTTCGGCAGTCCGGAATCTGACCGCGACAGTCGGTGGGGGGTATGAAGAACGGGCGCAACTGGATCTGACCGTCTCACACGTTCGTCGGGTTGTGACAGACATGACGAGGGCCGAGACGGTCGATATCACAATCAAAAAGGATTAAAAATGAGTTTATCAATCAGCGATGTCGTCAATGTGCAGCTGATCGATTCGCCGATGGGTGCATCACGGCGTGATCTGTCGATGGCGGCCATTTTCACATATGAGACGGGAGACGCCTTCAATGACGGCTCGACACGCTATGTATTCGTATCGTCTGCCTCGGAAGTCGCCAATCTGTTCGGTATCGACAGCGAAGTGTATAAGGCTGCACAGATGTATTTCTCCATCACACCGACGCCGACCAAGGCCATGATCGCACGATGGGCCAGAACGGAACAGAAAATACAGGCCACCAAAAACGCGGTCAGGGGAAGTACGTTAAGCGTCGATGTAAACATTTTCAGAGAGGTGGTCAACGGGTCGTTCTCGTTATCTGTTGGCGGAACCCGGAGAACCTATTCGGGTATCGATCTGTCGGCAGCTGTCGATCTTTCCGACGTGGCAACCATCCTGTCAAACGAAGTGAACGAAGACGGGCTGGAAGTCATTTACGACACAGAAGGAGTGCGCTTCATCGTCCAGGCCAAAATCGCCGGAGAGAGTGCGGAAACCAAACTCGGCTATTCCGAACAGACAGACGAAGGCGAATATATCGGCAATATGCTGAAACTCGAAGATGGACAGGCCACTCTGGTGAACGGAAGTGCAGCGGTAACGATCGCGAAAGAAAGTCCCGCCGCAGCACTGAATGAACTGCATAACGTTTACCAAAACTGGTACGGGATCTATTTCGCCGTAGCATTGACTGATGCAGAGCTGGATTCCGCGCATTCCTGGGTGATATCCAGTTCCGTTGACCGCGTTCTGGCCTACACTGCCATTCGGGAAAGCCAAATTGAGTGGAATGACGGGAATATACTGAAAAAACTCTACAGCAAAAACAGTGGCCGCCTGATGGTCCAGTACAACAACACCGGAGACGATCATGCTGCCGCAGCTTTGCTGGCACAGGCCATCTCGACAAACTGGGCCGGGACCAATACCGCCAAGACCCTTAAATTCAAGCAGCAGGCCGTGACGTCGGACGACCGGATTACGCAGAACGAAGCCAACAAGTGTAAACGGCTCGGAATCAATTTCTACACGGATTATGACGGTGTTCCCATGCTGGCGGAAGGAACGATGATCGGCGGTCGCTGGATCGACGAGATCGTGGGATTGGACGCTTTCAAAAACGCCTGTCAGGTGCAGGCGTTCAATACATTACAAGGCAATCCGACAAAAATTGCGCAAACAGACAAGGGACAGGCTCAATTGATCGGAGACCTGAATATCGTCGGAAACGAATTCGTCAGAAACGGATTCCTTGCAGAAGGAATGATCTGGCGCGGAAATGATGTCGGCGATCTGCACTATGGCGACAGGCTGGAAGAAGGTTATTACTTTTATTCCGATTCATACGATACCCAGAACAGCAGCGACCGGCAGGACAGAGAAGCCATGCCGATCATGAGCGCGGTCAAACTCGCCGGAGCGATCCATGCGGCGGACATCATCATTCAATTTAACCGGTAGAACAGGAAATGGCACTTTACGATCACAAACTGAGCGTACTCGTTCTGAACGGGTATGAAATTACAGCGTTCACGGATGCTGCCGATGCATTGAGCATTACCGAGTCAGTAGATGCAGGCGCTTACACCATCGGCACAAATGGAAAAGGCGTTTTCGTTACAAGCGGAAACGAAAGCGGAACCCTGACCATCAAGCTGTTGCAGCACTCGGCAGACAACCAGTACCTGAGCGCATTGAGAAACCAGCAGCGAACTGCAATCAAATCGTTCACTCCGATAGAAATGTACTTCAAAGACACGTTAAACGGAGACGAATCGGTGGGCCAGAGAGGATTTTTCACGTCTCCTGTTCCGCTTTCAAGAGGCAATGCACATAACGACACGACATTCGTTATCGCATTCGAAAAACTGAGAACCAAACTTGCCGCGGGAGTACTGAACTGATGAAAACGAAAGAACTCATCATCGACGATGTGATTTATACCTATCGACCGGGAAACTTCATGGAGTCCAAAAAGAAGGCAATGGCGCTAACCGGTCTTCTGAAAGGCGTAATCGGGACGAAAGACAAGGGAAACGGAATTAGCACGTTCAATATTGACATCGGCACACTGGCCGCCAACCTCGGATCGGCCGAGATGCAGGAAATCGAAAATTTCATCCTGAAATATCTGGAAGCCGACGTGGGAGGCACAAAAGTTCTGTTAAAAGACCACGACAAGGTGAACAGCCATTTCAATGCGCACCGAGAACACTACTTTAAAGTGATCTTCGAGGGAGTGCAGTACCATTTTTTTCCTTTTTTACCCGGTGGGGGAAAATCATTGAAAAATATGGATCTCTCAAGACTGACCGATATCCTGACATCCCAACTGAAACAGACTGGATGACCTGGACGCCGATCATGCGCGGCATGTGTACCTTGCACGAACTCCGGACAATCTATTCCCTCGAAGACGTGATGGACATGCACGAAGCCATTGCCGAAACCATGATGATTGAAAAAGCCCAAAATGGAAGTTGACGCACTGTTTTTCACCCTTGGCATCAATGCCGACACAACGAAACTCAAGGCGTTCGCCACGGCATTGCAACGTGTAGAAAACACGAATGCCGGACAGGTTCTTGAAACCGTTTCCGGAGCAGCCATTTCGGTCAGTCATTCGGCAAACGACGCCGAACAGAAAATCAAACGGCTTGGAGATGCCTCCGAAAAAGCCGGGGACAAGGCCAAAAAAAGTATAGAGAAAACCGGAAATGCACTGGATGAAACCAAAAACAAGATTGATTTTTTAAACGGACTTGTCACGTTTTATATCGGACTGGCAACGGGTTTGTCGGTCGGGATCATTCACAGTTTCAACGGAATACTCGGGAAGATCGACGAATACTCCAAGGCCCAAAACAAACTGTTCAATATCACGAAAGATGACATAAAACAGTCGAAGGAGTACACCAAGACTATCGAAAAAACCGGCCAGATGATGGATTCTCTCAAAGTCCGGGTATCGCTTGGCCTGTTACCGACATTGAGCACGCTGGTTGCCTCGTTCAACGATCTGCTGGCAAACAACAGGGAACTCATCAGCGATGGGCTGATTGCATTTTTCAGGATCATCGTTTCCATCGTCAAGACAATTCTTGATTTTGTCGGCGCCATCAATAACGTCATTTCCAATACCATCGGCTGGAAAGCGGCTATTCTCGCACTGATAATCGTACTGGGCATCCTGAAAAAAGCGCAACTGGCCGCGTTTGCAACCAATCCGGTCACACTGGCTGTCCTGGCTGTTGTTGCGCTGATCGCGCTTGTTGATGACCTGATAACCTATCTCAACGGAGGAAAATCGGCTTTTGGAGAATTCTGGAAGCCGGCAGTTGAGTTTGCCATGGATTTCTGGCAAACCTGCAAGGAGATTTTCGACGCCCTGAAGACCGCACTCAATGAGGCGGTTGCATTTTTCAAAGCTGCCTTTGACCGGATTGCGGGGCTTTTCGATGAGGCTGCCGACCGGATCAACGGCTGGATAGATGCATTCGAAGAGAAGTTCGGTGAAGTGTACGATATTATTGTCCGCGTTTTCAAAGACGCCTTCGCTTTCGTGGAAAACCTGTTTGACAAGACCATCGGAAAGATAACGTCGGGAATTCAGTCCATCGGAAAATTTCTGGGATTGACCGAATCGGAAGGAAAGACATCCGGAGCGGAACTGTCAAGCGCAGTCGGTGCAACAAGCGCGGCAGCGATCGGGGCACAATCCTCGTCAAGCCAGACCATAAACCAGCGCGGCGGAAACGTGAAAGCGGATATTACCGTTATCTCGCCTGATCCCGTACAGGCCGGAAACAAAGTCCGGGAATCGCTGGCCCCGGCTTATGCCAGGGCATCGCAAAACATGCAATCAAGCAGAGCATTGTGATGGATCTACTCTCTGAAAAACTCAATATCGCGACAGTATCTTCCCGCCGAATAGGAGAATTCCGTTTCGATCTGGTCAAGTCGGAATCGCACACGTCGAAACTGAACATCACGGAAAACCCGATTGAAACGGGGGCGTCTATTGCCGATCATGCTTTTCTGGCGCCCAAAGAAGTAACCGTCACCGGACTGATGGTACATTACGAACCGCCTGCCGATCTGTCCTCCATTCTTCCGGATGTGATTCCGGACAGTATTCCGATTCCTTTGCCTGTCAACATTCAGGCCGTTACCGCACAGGCAATCGCGACAGCGAGACAGGTTTTCTCGTTTGTCGAACAAATCACCGAAGATACAGATCGGGTCATCGCACCGTTTCTCCCCAATTTCAGCGAAACAGGAAGCGATTCCAGTCCAGCGGTAGGACGTATCAGGCAGGCATACAGCAACCTGCTAAAAATCCAGAAGAGCGGCGAACTGACCGACATCATGACCGGCATAGAGCTGTACAAAGACATGGCGATCACCGGAATCACCATGATCCAGACAGATGATGGATCGGCGGAATTCACCATCACGCTCAGGGAAGTCTTTATCGTCAATACCCGGACAACGACAGGACTGACGACAGGACGAACAAAGAACCAATCGTCACAGGTTTCCAAAAAAGGAAAGACACAACCTGAATCCAAACGCAAATCATTTCTGGCATCGCTTTTTTCATGATTTATGTTATATCGGTCACTTCCGAACCATTGCAGGAACAGTCGTTCGAGCTGTTCGGATACAGTCTGAGATTCACTCTGCGCTATAACAGCGTCGGCAATGTCTGGAACTACGACCTGTATGATCTGAACAGAGAAGAATACATTTGCCAGTCCTTCGGGCTGGCAGTCTCCGCACCGTCTCTGATCGCCAGGGATCTGCAGTTTGTCGTCGTGCTTTACGACACCAGCGGACTCGGAATAAACAGTATCGAGCAGTCCGAAATGGGAAACCGTTTGCAGGTGTTGTTCGTTGACAAGGAAACCTACCGTGAAACAGTTCGGTCGACAGATTAGGCTTTATGTCGGGAACGGGAAAACCGGTTTTGAATGCAGCCAGCTCAGAATATCTTTCGAAGTGACAAAAACCATCGGATCGGAGCCGAATCCTGCAAAAATCAGGGTATATAACCTCAACGAGTCCAAGCGGAACGCTATCCGGAACAAAGAGTACAACAAAGTCATCCTCTGGGTGGGCTATTCTGAGATGCGCGTGATTTATGCCGGGGATATCGTCAAAGGGAATATCCGGCGCGACGGACTGGACATCATCACGGAGATGGAATGCGGGGATGGCGCGAACGCCATTATATACGCCAGAGTGTCCAAAACCCTGTCTGCAGGAGCCAGCGATACCGCGATCGTAAACGAAACGCTCAGGGATATGGATGGCATATCGACAGGCGTGTCCGATATACCGAATGCACGGATATTGCCCAGAGGTAAAGCACTGGTAGGCAATGCACGGGATATTCTGTCGCAGGTTGCCAGAAACAACAAGGCAGACTGGTCTGTTCAGGATGGTTCACTGCTCATGCTTCCCAAAGACAAGGCGCTTGAAGCAGATGAAGGATTTATCCTTTCGAAAGACACCGGCATGATCGGATCACCCGAAGAAACGGGCGATGGACTGAAAGTGACCTGTCTGCTAAATCCTGCTTTGCGTATTGGTTCGATGGTCCGTGTCGAGTCGATACTCAAACACTTCAACGGCGATTACAAGATTACCGAATTGTCCCATAGCGGCGACTATATGGCCGACAACTGGAGTACGCAAATAACCTGTATCGGCGGCCAGTTCAGGAAGGTAAAAAACAAATAAACGTGGAAACGAAAACAGAAACGCTCGGAGACGTGCTCGGCGTGTCCGAAGACCGCATCAGATTAGGAATCCATACGTCACTCCCCGGCCAGGTCGTCGCTTTCGATCCATCGAAAAACACGGTTTCGGTCATGCCAATGATCAACCAGGTGCTGACAAATGGAGAAGCGGCCGAATTGCCCGTTCTGGTCGATGTTCCCGTACAGTTTCCGCGAGGCGGCGATTTCGTCTTTACATTTCCCGTTTCACCGGGAGATGAAGGGCTGCTCATATTCAATGAACGTTGCATAGACGGATGGTGGGCGACAGGCGGCAAATCCATTCCGCTCGATTACCGGATGCACGATTATTCCGACGCGGTTTTCATTGCCGGCATATCCAGCCTTCCGAAGGTCGTCCCGAACGTTTTTATGGACGGGATGTCCATGAGAACGCTGGACGACAGCACCTATATCCGGCTGTCAAAAGGAATGATTTTCATCAAGGGCAATATCGTGCATGAGGGAAATACCGAACAGACCGGGAATTACAAACGGGATGGAAACAGCACGACAACGGGGCTGATTACCGGAAACGGAGGCATGGCCGTCAATGGCGGTTCAGGTGTTTCCATCACCGGATCGATCAGTCATACCGGAGGATCGATCACCAGCGACGGAAAGAATATCGGCAGCGACCATACGCACAGTGGAGTCGAACCGGGAGGCGGAAATACGGGAGGACCGAATTGAAAGTAAGAAGACTCGACGCCAGCCATGACTGGACCTTCGGAGGCGGGATCAGGAACTATGCACGGGATTCGGAAGCGATTGCACAAAACGTCAGGACAGCGCTCCTGTCGCTTTATTCGGACTGGTTCCTCGACCTTGAGCACGGCGTGAAATGGTTTCGTTACCTGACCAGGAATCCGGATTTGCAAGCGATGGAAACCGAACTGAAAAACACGGTTTTGAATGTGGACGGGGTTAGCCAGTTGACCGGATTCGAGATCGATCTGGATCCGGACACACGGCAATGCACGATCTCGGTCACATATATTGATATTTTCGACAAGAAAAACGGGGTAAACATTGTCTCTCCAGATTACTGACACAGGCGTCATTATCGAGCGCCTGAACGAAATACAGGACCGGCTGACAAAACGGCTGAAAGACATTTACGGACAGGACATTATCATCGATCCGGATACACCGGACGGACAGATGATCGGGATATTTTCCCAGTCGCTTGCCGATATAAACGAAGTTATTGCATTCATTGTCCAGATGCTGGATCCGTATCAGGCAACCGGCGTATGGCTGGAGCAAAGAGCGCTCTACTCGGGAATCACCAGAAGAACCGGATCGTACAGCTACATCGACGGGGTGGCGATAACCGACAGTCCGGGGCGGATGGTTCCGGAAGATACCGTACTGATCGACAAAAACAATGTCCGATGGGTAACGGAAAACGATCTGGTCCTTGACGGAAACGGTTCCGGAAGAATCAAACTCAGAAGCGAGGAACGGGGAGTGTTCGAACTGTCAAAAAACGAGTCACTCACCTTCGAAGTACTGCTTTCCGCCACCATGAAAGCGACGACACTTGTTGCATCGACACCTGGAAGTTCGGAAGAATCCGATCCGCAATTGATGAGACGTTTCATGTTGTCCCATGCTATCAACAGTGAGGACAGCTCTGAAGGCATCAAGGCGGCCCTGTTAAATATCCCGGAAGTCAGAAAAGCGAACGTACTCGAGAACAACGAAAACAAAACGGACGAGGAAACCGGATTGCCACCGCACAGCATGAATGCGATTGTGGTGGGTGGAGAACCGGAAGACATCATGATGGCCCTGATGAAGAAAAAAGGCGGCGCAGCATTTTATGGACAGGTTGAAGATGTCATACGATACAAAGGTGCGGACAGACGTGTCCGGTGGGATTACGGAACCCCTGTACCGGTTACTGTATCACTGCAATACGAACGACTGAAACCATTGACCGATCTGGGAACGGAAACCATCACCGAAACGCTAAAGGCAACGGATTTTGATCTGCACGAAAACGTCTATGCGCAAAAACTCGTATGCGGAATCAACTCCGATGCCAATTTCAATCTGATTGACATCAAGGTGAACGGTGCCGGAAAGATCGACATCGGATGGCGCGAATATGCCGAAATAGCCGACGTGGAGATCACCATTGTATAAACTCAGCAATCTCCTGATATGGCAATACCGGGGAAAGAAAAAGGCGGTTGCCACAATAGATTCACTGGCGGAAGAGGCGGCAAAAGTTTTTGAAAATGCGCTGGATGTCGTCCGCTTGCTCGATATCGAAAAGTCTGAAGGTTACGGGCTTGATCTGATCGGCCGCCATGTCGGTATAAGCCGATCCATGCCTGAATTCGTCAATCGACCTTATTTCGGATGGTATGGCGTCGAAGGCGCCGAAGGATTCGGCACAGGGGAATGGTACCAACTTGGAGGCCAAATCCGGGATCCAATCCTGCTGGATGACGAGGATTTCCGTTTCATGATCAAGGCGAGAATCCGGAAAAACTTCCAGATTGCAGACATCGGGGACATCGTTGATTCGGTTAAGTTTCTTTTTGGCGAGACGGCAAATGCCGTTGATGGATACGACATGTCGATTTCAGCCATTATCCTGCCAGTCTCACAACTGAATGCTCTGCGCAGATATGCAGTACTTCACATGGATATTCTGAGCCGCCCCATCGGCGTCAAATACAACTTTTTGCAAGTGGACACGGACAAACCGTTCGGGTGGGCAGGTGACCCTAACGCAAAAGGATTTGGCGAAGGGGTTTTCAGCAGATTTCTGATACCGTGACAAATCATTATCATTATTTCTGGCTGCCGGGGGCAGCTATTTTTTTGGAGAAAACATGGCAGACGATGAAGTAAAACCGTTCCGACCAGACGGAAAGATATTTGCCAGCAATGCAAAAACCGGTGAGGTCCTGGATTTCCCTGATATCGAACGCGGATGGGGAATTACGTTTGAACGAACTGCTGGCATTCCGCCAGTGCAATGGTTCAACGACATTACAAAACGTGCCGATCTGAACTTGCAGTATCAGTCAAAAACAGGTCAGTTGTCCAAGTTCGATCAGGAATATTGCGATTTCATAGGCGGATATCCGAAAGGAGCCGTACTGCTTGCTGACGATGGCTTGTCCTCCTATCAGAGCCTTGCGGACAACAACAAGGACAATTTCAACGATGATTCGTCATTCATCGGTACGTCATGGATGCTGTGGTCAGGAAACGGGACAGGTGGAGGCATTTGGTTCGGAGCAACAGGCGGAACCGTTGACGCCATAACAGCCAGTTTTGATAGTCTCGACGAATTGGCGGACGGGATGCTTGTGTCTTTCCGTGCCACTGGAGCAAATACCAGCGCGTCCCCATCGTTTAATCCAAATGACCTGGGCGCATTGCTCATTGTGAAGGGTGCCAATCTGCCACTGGCAGCCGGAGATATCGGCGGAACCGGTTATCTTGTCCTGTTGCAGTACAGCGCGACCTGGAACAGGTGGGTACTGCAAAACCCGGCAACTGGAATCATTTCCGCAAGCAGTACCCCGGTCGGCTCTGGATTGCTACATTTCGGCTCCACCGCCCCGCAACATTATCTCGTTTGCGATGGCTCTGCCATATCCCGAACGGCCTATCCGGAACTCTTTACTGCCATCGGAACAATATACGGCGAAGGCGATGGCTCGACCACGTTTAACTTGCCGAACATGCTAGACCGATTCCCGCAAGGTAAAAACACGGGCTTCCAGGGCATCTATATCGATCCCGGATTGCCGAATACAACCGGTTCAATATATGGAGCGGCAGATATCAGTGCAGCCGATGGAGTTTTCTCTACATTCGTACCTCCGGCACATGCCAGAATTTCATCTGGAACGGTCGTCTCATCTGGCGTTGGTGCCTCTTTTGATCCATCCCGTTCCAACCCCATCTACGGTGCATCTAACACCGTCCAGCCTGCTGCCCTGACAATATTGCCCTGCATAAAATACGAATGAGGAAAAGATGATTGTTTATAAATATGATGAAAACGGTATTTATACCGGCGAAACAACTGCACAGGAATCACCACGGGAACCCAGTCTGTACCTGATGCCGCCAAACACAACAGCAAAAATACCTCCGGAAATCGGCGACCACGAATGTGCTATTTTTGGAAACGAATCATGGGATATTAAACCAGATTACCGAGACGTGACCTACTGGCTTCCAGATGGCACAGAGCATACGATTGACGCTATCGATGTCGTGCCACCAGAAAATGCACTATATGAAAAACCAACAATTCCGCTGACGCCAGATGAACAGCAGGCTTACTATTCACAGCTTGCGCAAAACATGATGGACGAAAAGGCAAGAGAGCGGAATTATGACAACATTGCCTCGGCTTGTTCATATACAGCCAGCACCAATTCAAAATTCGCTGCCGAAGCCGCCGTTTGTGTGGAATGGCGTGATGCGGTATGGGTAAAGTGTTATGAATTACTGAACCTTGTTTTGTCCGACAAAATGGATATTCCGGAACCGGACGATTTTCTGTCAATGCTGCCGACCATGACATGGCCAGACGAAACGGAGGAAGACGATGGGCAGACGGCTTGAACAAATCCCGATCGCATTTGATCAGTTCGTCAATACCCTTTTCGGCGGCTGGGCGGATGAAACTTTATCAAGCCGGGCATGGCGGGAAAGGCATAAAAAAAGGCGATGGAAAATCATAAGGCACGTCATTGACGTGCTTTTTTTTTGGCAGCAAGGCCATTGCCAATGAAAGCGAGAAGAACCGGCTGCAACTCCCGCCTGAACTGAGATAAGAGAAAGAAACGGGGTGGAATCGAATTTAGGCCTGTCGCAGCCAGGACGTTTCTTTCTTTTTTGACCCACCCGAAGCGATACGAACGGTGCGACCTTCCCGGATGTTGGAGCATCCGGGAAAGCCACCGCCAGCAGAGCAGCCTGCCTTTGGCCTAGGCACCGACCTCAGCGCGTCGGTTCGTAAAGGCTATCACGCAGGAGTCAACATGACTACACAAACCCAAAAAATGTTTGACCTGAATCAACTTTTTGCACTATTTGAGCGATGGAAACCTGACATTATCGGTGTCATCGGCGCGATTATCGCGGCATGGCACGGACACAAGGACGGAGAGATCGTCGGAAAAACCGACTTTATCGTCTATGTCACTTCCGGACTGGTCAGCGTCCATTTTCTGACACAGCCTGTCATCGACCTGATGCACTTATCAGCGTCACATACCCCGGCTGTCGGTTTCTTGATCGGTATGTTCTCCGGATCGTTTTTCGCGGCCATACGCCGGGCAATCCGCAAAGCTGATTTCTGGGGACTGATACGGTCACGATTCGGAGGACCCAGACCATGAACGCCGTCACTGTCGCATGTGCCATCGTGATTTTTTCCTATTCTGTATGGGCTTGCCTGTCACACCAATATGATGACGGGATCATCGGGAAACTGCTGTTTTTCGTTGCCGCCATGCTATCGCTGGCACTATTACTCACGGGAAGAAATGGACACTGGCTCAATGTGGTTTTTGCCCTGTTGTGCCTGAGATGTTTCTGTCTGCACGTCGTGTGGCCGGCCATCATCCGGAAATACCCATGCATGGACAAGAGGAAACATGACAGCCATTGAAACAGCGGCATCACTGATCAAACAGTTCGAAGGCTGTCGGTTGAAAGCATACAAATGTCCGGCCGGTATCTGGACGATCGGATACGGGCACACGGCAGGTGTCAAGGCCGGTGATACCTGGACACAGGAAAAAGCCGATAAGGTACTGGAACAGGATATTGGCAAATACCGGAAAGCGGTACTGATTGCCTGTCCCGCTCTGGCCGACTGTCCGAACCGCCTGGCCGCTTGCATTTCTCTGGCCTATAACATCGGCACCGGTGCCTTTGCGTCCTCATCCGTCGCCCGGCATATCGACAAGGGCGACTATCGTGCCGCGGCGGATGCCTTTTTGTTGTGGGTCAATGCCGGCGGCAAAAGACTCGATGGACTGGTCAGGAGACGACAGGCCGAACGAGACATTTTTCTGAAGGACTGAAAAAATGACAGGAAACGCCAAATGGTTACTTGCAGCTGTTCTGCTGCTGACCGGATTCATCGGTGGCTGTTTTGTTAACGGCTGGTGGCTGAATGCCTCATACAAGGAAGAAAAAGCGGAAATGCTGAAAGAACAGGAAAGGCGATTTCTGGAAGTCCAGAAAAAAAATCGTGAATTGCAGGAAACGGTAAACGGCCTGAATCACAAGAGACAGAAAGAAAATGACGATGCGAAAAAAAGGTATGATGCTCTGCTTGCCAGTATTCATCGCGGCACTATCCGCGTGTCAGTCCCCGTCCGTGAGAATGGCGGACTGTCCCAAACCGGACATTCCAAAAATGATGATCGACAGGCGCGAGCCGAACTTGACCCGGAGACTGTTGAACGAATTTTATCTGTCGGACGGGACGGAGACGACGCTATCCGGGACCTGAATTTCTGCATCGATCAATACAACGCGATACGCGGAAAGGTTGATGATGGAAAAATACAAACGATGGACACAACTGCGCTGTCCAATTTGCGGCAAACGCCTGCTTGATGCAGCGGGATCCTATACACTGGCTATCCCCTGCCGGAATTGCAAGAAGACAATAACGTTCCGTTCAGAGATTGACAAACAGGAAACGGTTGAATTACCATCAAAATAACGTTTCACACTTTATTCACCAAGGCCACAGAGCCTGTCTTTCCAGTGCCTTTGAGCACACCTTCTTTCGAGTTCCCCGAGAACCTTTTTTCTTCGAGTGCCACGAGCGCCTAATTCTTTTGCCAAGGAGAAAAATTATGGCAACAGTAGAAGCAAGCGGTATCGCAAAAGCAGGACTGACAACCGGTATCATCGGTACATCCCTGGCAGGACTACTGGCGGCAAACAATGGCGGCGGTGGTTTGCTGGGCGGTCTTTTCGGTGGCGGCAATGCTGCCGCTGCAATGGCCGGTCAGGGAGCTTATCAGGCTGCCCTGTCCGCCAAGGACGCTGAAATCGGACAGCTTAAAGCGGAACGATATGCCGATCATGTCGGAGCAAGTACCTTTGATCGCGCCATCCAGTTGTCCAACCGCAATGACGAAAAAATCAATGCCAATCTGAAAGAGGCTTACCAGGAACTGGTCGTTACCCGCGAACGACTGGCAACAGCTGATGCCAATTTCAAATGCCTGGCTACGTCTGTTGACCGTATTGGTACAAATGTCAACGACCTCAATCGCGAAGTTGCCGATATGCGAGTCCGCGAACAGCGTACGGCTGATGCTATCGATTGTCTGGCTAAATCGACTTCCATGCGTTTCGATTCTGTTTACAAAGACATTGATTGCGCCAAACGCGAATGCGGTGATGCCATCGCGCTGGAGGCCGAACGTCGTCATGCTGCCGACCAGAGTATCCGGTGCTACGTTGATGCAACGTTTGTGCCCGGCCGACTGGTCATGCCGCGTGAAGCGATTTGTCCGGAAGTCATGCAGCGTTATAACAGCTGGACGGCACCGACCGATACGGCGCCGGCTACTCAGCCGATTTCTGGCACTATCAATGCCAATGTGACCTCTCGCAGCAAGTAAGGGGTGACACATGAGCACAATCGGAATATCCGGTGTGCAGACAGCGCTGGCCGAGTTCATCGACCAGCGCATTCTGCCTGCTGTCAGCGACGACAATTCCATGCTGAAATGGATGATCGGCGGAGCATCGACTGTATTTCTTTCCAGATTCGACAGAGTCGTAAATGAGCATTCAGCTGCTTTGAGCAGCATCGGCATTATCGATGAGTCTGGAAATCTTGATGTCGATGCGACAGAAAAATTCGTCAATTCAGCGTTCGAAAAACAAACTGTGGTAAAAATGCCGATACTCGGAGTACCGTTTACGTTCGATAAAGCAGATGGCGACGCCTTGATTGCCATTCTCAAACGAAAATCAGGAGATTAAAAATGATGAGCTGGAAAGAAAAAATCGTGCCGGATCTGGATGACACGGCAAGAAAACTTCATAAACAGATCCGTGAAATCAATGATATGGATGCCTGGGATAGCCAAGATATCGACGATTTGAAGGATTGTCTGAAAAGCCTGTGGTATCTCGACCAGTTTTGCGGTACTGAAAAGAAATAAAATGGATGTCCTGAGATCAAGTTATCCACAATTTTGAAGTAAAAACAAACAAAAAAGCCGATGCATTTTGTCGGCTTTTTTGCGAATCATCTTCCAAAGAAATTTTACTATTTTTAGTCGTGTTTTCTGACTGTATTGCTTATTTTTTAAGCATTACTTTTATTGTAAAAAAAGCAAGTATTACTTATTGAAAATTTCTCCTCAGTGTTACCGAATATCTTTTTTACTGAATACGCATTTCCAGATCTTTCCCGAGTGCTTTGACAGCCATCGCAATAGCATCGATCTTTGTCGCATGCTTCAGATTGAGTAAACGAGTGATGTCTTGTGTACGTGCATTCATTTTTCTGGCCAGATCGACCGGTCTGATATTTTGAGACAACATTTCATTAAGCAATAATACCTTTGCCGCAACGCTCGGCGGTAATTCAATTAACCTGTCACCAGGTTGTGGAGCCGACGGCATCGGTACCGGACGTTTGTCATCAAAATAAAAGTCCATGCACGTAACAAGTGCATCTTCCGCCATAACGATCGCATCGTCGAGATTGTCGCCGCAAGTGATCGCTTCCGGTATATCCCGGAAACTGACCTCATATCCTCCCGTATCCTCTGCCAGTTTAAAAATAGCCGGATATTTCATATTGACCTCCTAAAATTTTTCAAAGCGATGTATAACCCCCGAAAGGGGGTTATTTGAGTTTCAGTTGCTTTTTAATTGATTCGATAGTGCCTTTTAGTATTTCCTTTGCCGGATGCCTTGGTATCACCGATCGTTCTCCGTTCAGAAAGACTTTTATGTGTCTGGTTCCATCTTCAAACGTGGCACCCTGCTTTTTAAGCCACTTCATGAATTCACTCTGTTTCATCGCCTCCCTTTCTTTATTCCCTTGAGTATAATTATAAGCAAAAATGCTTATAAATACAAGCAAAAATGCTTGTTTAATGAGTATTATCTGGAAAGGAAGTAATTGCAGATGCTGGGTATATTGAGAGCGAGAATCTGAGCGCTGGCATGAAATGAAAAAGCCAGAGTTTTTACGCTCTGGCTTTTTTGAATCCACCTGCTCGGTGGTTAACATTCAGACTAATACTGATCTAAAAGACAGATTCAGTTTTTGTTTAGCCTTTTGCTTCTTCTAAGCTGCCTGCTCGGCAGTTAATGTGCTACGTTTTTAGAATATCAAAGAAAAACTTTTTTATCAATCGGTTTTTTCTTTTTCAATATCGTATTTTTCAGCAGCGATACGGATACCCTCGCTTAAACTTCCCCTTCCAATCTGCCGGCATTTCTCAACAGTTTTATCATCAAGATATACTTTGCGATCTTTTCCGCCTATTTTGCTGGGTCGCCCCGGTTTTCTTTTTTCTTCCTGTTTGTCAGTATTCATTTTCTCACTCATCCACATTTAGAAATTTTCTTCCAGAAATTCCTCGGTTGTCATATCCAAAAGTTTTACGCGACAGGAAGAAAAGCACATAATACCGTCTCCGACTTCCACCTGTCTCTTATACACATCTCCGAGC